AAAGTTATAAGACATGCGGGGAGTTCCTCACGGAATTCCCTTGTCGCGACGGCGACTCCCGTCCCGGGCCCACCCTGTAAAGGGGGTAACCCAGGACGACAGCCACCTTCCTCTCGCGAGAAAGGTGATCGATGCTGTTCGGCACGTGCTGACGAGCACGCGCCCCTGAAGAAACTCTCCTCTGAGCGTCTGGCTTCCGCCATCCGCTCCGTTGCCGCCGCTCTCGCGGCAGCGACGTGCTCCACAATTAAGTGGAACACCAGAGGAGAGGTTCTACGCCGCGCCCATTGGCCTTCCAAGCTCTTCCGTGACCTTAGAACGAAGGTCCGGAAGATTGCCATCTCTTCGGGGGTGGAGTTCGCACTCCACCTCCTAGCCCTGGAGTCGTCTAGACACCGGGCAGGATGGTTGCTTGGAAAGCCGCCCCGGCGTTTCCTTGGCTGCTCCATCAGAAAACCTTCTGGTGGGATGAGCAGCCAACTTTCCATGATAAAACGCTCGCTTCCGACACCTCCCGCAAGGAAGGTAGAGGAGGCATTGCGGAGTCATCATGAAAACCTCACAACCCACTTTTCCACCCCCCGCGTCCTTCTGGACGCCGCTGAGACCTTCGCCCGTGGTTGGGCGGAGACCTTCCTTCCCAGGAAGCCGGTTCCTTCGCCAGTCATACGACTGACGGAGTCCGCGTGCTTCGAGAGGGGACAGCGAGAGGGGGGGTTGGGTGAGTTTGTGAGGGAAACGCTGGAGCAGGCACCGGAAATCGATGCGGTCAGACCAGATGGCCTCCTTGAGGAGGAATGGTCTGACCTCATCGCCGAAGAACGACTCTACAGGGCCTGTTGTGGGAATTTACCATCCCCACCTCAGGCTTCTGTGGCGGTTGTGTTAGAACCTGGCCTGAAGGCTAGGATCGTCACCAAAAGCAGTGGCGCAGCTGTGGTCCTCGGGCACATGGCCCGTCGACGGCTCCTCCTTGGTTTAAGGAGGGACCCGTCAACGAGCGCTGTACTCGAGGGGAACCACGGCGCTGCCATACGCCGCATTTGCGGCACTTCTGGCGACGTCTTGTCTTCCGACCTGTCTAACGCTTCCGATCTCCTTCCACTCGACCTTGTCAAGGCAGTTGTGGATGGCCTGGTGAACTCCAAACGGTTCACCGACCGGGAGATAGTCGGACTTCGGGCTTGCACCGGACCCCAGGCGGTTCGCTGGCCCACATTCTCCTCCGATTTCGAGATTTCGAGTCGGGGGATCCTAATGGGTTTGCCAACTACATGGGGCCTCCTTAGCTTGATCCATCTGTTCTGGATAGATTGGGCTAAGAAGACTGACCGCTCGTCGCACACGCAGACCTTTCATCAGATCTGTGGTGACGACGCCATAATCGTCGGGCCGAGCTCTGTGCTAGATGCATATGAGCAGGTCCTCGGCGATTGTGGAGCAGCAATCAGTTCGGGCAAGCATTCTCG